AAAACATTAATTTGTTTGTCGCCTTCAGAATACTCAACAATACGTTTGATCTTAGGATCTTTTATAATGTTTGCATTTTTGTCAATCATATTAATTGTAATTTTTTCTCAAGCAAGCTCTGTAGGTTCAGAGGTTTTGTTTGCTCAATTGTGTTAAGAAATTGTTCAAAACCAATTTCATTAGCGTCTTTACCTTCCATTTCTACCAAATATACTTCTTTACCATATGACATTAGCATTTCGGCTTGTTTTAAAGCATCTTTTCTAGCATCAGCATCTAAAGCAATATAAATTCTATCAACAGAAGATTCAACTAACTTTTGCATTAGTTTATCATGTAATACTTTACCAAATAAAGGTATAACATTACGTTTAATTGTAAGAGCATCAAATATACCTTCAACAAGTATAATTGGTGCATCCCAATTTATATATAATTCGAACCCAATTACTTCTTTAGAAGCTATGGGTGGATTTTTATATTTACGATCTGATTCTTTATAAGATCGAGCTATAAAATAGTTTAACTTGATATTTTTATCATATGATGGTATAATAACTCTTTCAGCATAAGGTCCTTCTTTACAAAAGCCTATATTATATTTTATTATATCATCTGTTGTAATACCTCTTTTTCTTAAAAATTTAAGAGCATGTTTTGATTCAATTTGAGCAATTTTATCTTCAATTAAATTAGATAAAGAAATAAATTCCTTAGGTAATTCAAGAACACTAATTTCAACATGTTCTTGTTTATTAGTAGGAACAATTAAAATATTTAATTCATTAATTTTAGATTGGGGTGCTTTAATTTTCTTAAATAAGGATAATAGTGTCTTACCTTTTGCACCACATACCCAACAATGCCAAAAATTTTCATGTTTAGCAGTTGTACGTAAATTAATTTCCATTTTGTTTTTATGGTGTGTACAGAATGGACATTTAAAAGCATAATTGCCTTTACTTGTTGATTGACCTTTACCTAGCACTGATTCTACTAGGAATAGTAGAGCTGTATTATCCATAACCTGAAATATACGAAATTATTTTGCCTCTAACAAGTCTTTGGTAAAGAATTTACCTAATATGTTATCATTATATGCTCTGCCTTTACCAATTAAAACTTCTTCTCTACATTGGTAATGTAATTCGTAATATGTAAGTTGCTTTTTAGTTAAGCATTGTTTAAATATCCAACACTCAAAATTATCTTCACCATATTGTTTAACATCAGCAAGTAATTGCTTATTAGAGCCCCAATATGTTTTCCAATCGCTTTCAACTTTCACTACTTCGTGGGTTGGTTTGCGACCAGGTCCTATTTGTTCAGCTAATTGTTTTTTGGTGAGTTTTTTCTTTTTATTATGCCAATAGGCTTTTTTACCAATGTAAAACATTCCTGTTTTAAGATTAGTAATTTTATAAACAAAACCATAATAACCTTCTGGGTCTATTGTTTCCCAGCTTTTCCATTTAGATATCATATTTCACAATAAATGTCATGTCTGTATCAGGAGACATCATGATTGGTTTACCAAATTTAGCCACTGCTAGTAAATTATTATCATCATCATATAATCCAATTTGAGTAGCATAAGTATAAAAATTAGATCCTGTTGCAAAATCTTTAATAATTCCGTTGGAATAACTACCTGATACTAATGTTGGGTTGTATGATAAATTATAGTCACTTTCTCTTACTAGACAACGAACTTCGTTTTCGTAGATAGTATGTTCGTTTTTAAACGATACTGTAAATAGACCTGTATGAATTACTGCTGGCATGATTATAAATATTGAAGCGCATATTTTTTATAGTACTCTTGATTAAATTGCTCTTTATTAGTGCGCAAATAATCATAATATTTGTCATATACATTTCCTATACTAACTCTTTGTAGTGGCTTATTGGCAATATCTTTAGAAGCTTCCTTATGATTTTCAAAATTATTTGGATTATTGATATCACCGCTTTGTTTATGACCTGCTATTTCTGGCAGATCTCCCCAATTAAAGCAATATGAAGGTACATAATTTTTATTATATTCATCAAGTTGTTTTTCGTCTCTTAATTTAGTATACCAACTTAATCCCTCATACCCAGTTAAATCATCTCTAAATCCAATTTCCCTAATTCTATTCATTTTTACTATTACTGATGCTTCTAGGGTATTTTTTACTAATTTAATTTCAGTTTGAGAAGCAAAAAAACTCATTTCAGGTTTCCAAGCATCCATACCTGATTCTTCTATACCTTCTACCGCTTGTTGTATATGCCAAGGTAAATAAATATCATCATCATCTGCTAACATAAAATAATCACCAGTTGCATGGGTTACAGCATCTCTACATATCTGTCCTCTATTTTGATAAGATTTACCTGTTTTATAATCAATATTATTATTAATTACAATTATAGATGAATCTTCAAATTCTAAAATATAAGGGTATTCTTCATCAGTATTAAAGATAATTAATTCTTTATTAGGATAAGATTGAGCATAATATTGTGCTACAATTCTTTCAACGCAAGTAAAGCGTCTATATGTTGTACAAACAAAACTAACTTTTTTCATTTTAAATAATTTATATTCCCACTTTCAAAGTTTTTTCTATTTTCTGGGGACCATGAGTATAAGGCGTGGTGTTTAAAATTTTTGTTTTCAAATTCGGAAAATAAATAATAATTTACATTTAAATTTTGTAACTTTGGTATTAAAAGTTCATGGATACATTCATGGGGTAATCCAAAATATTCTCTTACCATATTTCCCATCCAACTAGGTCCATACCACCCCCATTTTTCTTTATTAATCTGTTCAAATATATAATTTATTAAAGAATGGTTTTTAGATGACCCAAAAATTCCATTAGGAATAGTATAATCATTCCCTCCATGGTATGTATAAAGACCATCATATTCATGAAAGTTGGTATTTTCAAACCCACCAATACAATCAAAATCTACATCTAAATAAATACCACCATATTCTTTTACTAAAAATACTCTTAGTACATCTGCTTGATGAGCATAATCTTTATTTTTTCCAAACATATCATATACTTCTTTTAATTTTTCGGGAAGTGGAGGTATGTTTGTATTTATCCAAAACATATGTTGATATGAAGGATTTTGTTCTTTTACTTTTTGAACAAATTCTTTTTCCCTATCAGGCATTTCAAAAGGTCCCACCCATATTTGATGGATAATTTTTTCCATTATTTAAATTTAATTAATTGAGAACCTCTAAAAGTTGGTATATAAAGTGCCCATTCAATTTTACTTGAATAATCTCTCATAAACTGAGATACTGAGTTTCTAACATCAGTATGGTAGTCATAGTCATCTAAAATAACATAATGACATTTATCCATTGCTAATTTCAAATCATGTATTTTGCAATTATAATCGTGACAACCATCAATTGAAATCAAGTCAAAAAATTGTGGAAGTTCAGTTTGTTCTTGAGAATCCATATGTAGAATTTCCCATTTACAATTACCATTATAATATTGAGAAATATTACTTTTCGCAATTTCATTATTACCATACGTTTCTAAATCCCACCCCAAAGCATATTCTAAATCTTCAGAACCTAAAAGAGTAGGTAAAAAACTAAATCCAAATCTAACACCAATTTCCATAAAAGATTTTGGTTGTATAGTTTTTGCTATAGCATAATACCACTCAAAACAGTTACCACTCCATACATAATCGTAAGAATCATATCTAGTAAAAAATTCAGAAGGAATTATATTATGAATAGATTCTGGTTTGTTTTTGAATAATTGTTCTATCATATTAAACAAGATTTATTTGCTGTTTCTTTAATTTCGTTAAAATACAATTTAGAGCAAAATTGTTCGTCAAATGTATCTTCAATATTGTATGGTAATTGTTGTTGATAAATGCCCTTATAAAAATGTTTTCCTGTTCCCGTTACACCAGCATTATGGTATATAGTTGTTTCTTCCCATCTATTTTTAGTATCAGTAGCCCAACTAAAATTCATTTCAGAAACCACTTTAGTTTCGTTTCCTAATAACCATCCATTCCATAACACAGCCCACATATCAGCACACCATATTTGAAGGGGGTGATGTGAAGGATCTTGTTGTATTTTTTCATTATTAAGCTGAGTGATTTGGTAGAATAGTTGTTCACTATTCTTTTCAACTTTTTCCCAATAATCTGCATCTACATTTTTTAATATATATTGAGCCCCTCCAGAATTGGAGTTCATTAATTTAGGGACAAGAGGATTCATACCAACAATTTCACACATTTTGTTATATACATCTTGTCCTTTAGAAATAATATAATCATAATTAATATATGAATTTGTATTACTTAAATACCAAATATTATCATTTAAAAACTGATTCCAATTCGGTGTTTTAGTAAATACAATATCACAATCATGGTAAAAGATCACCTCATTTTCCAGTTCAGGATGCGCTTTAAAGTGCTGTTTTAATATATTAGGGCGGACTGATGAGATATAATATATAGGTTGTTGTCTTGTATCTTGATAAAAGAAAAAACGAACATTGTTATAATGAGAGGCTAATTTATTCCAAGCATCAACATTAGCTTGTACTGATGTAGTTAGGTCATTTGGATTCCAAGCAACAAGAATATCAATATTGTTTGGATTGATTCCGTGCTTAATAAAGTTGTTTAACATTACTTCAACCTGCCAAGCATAATAAAGTAAGCGAGGTTGAACACAAACATAACGTAAATTTTTCATAACAATTTTTATTTTACGTATTAACAAGTACCATCTACAATTTCAAATTCTACTAATTGAGTTGTTCCAAATGTTATTCCAGTAAATGTATATATTCCTGTTGAAGACACATTTAATGAAGAAACAACCACATTATCAATATAAAGTTTAAGACAAGCATTACCAAGATTTTGAGTTACGTCAACATCTATGTTTGATGAAGCAACTCCAGAATGAGTACCTTCAGCAGTTTGACCAGCTGTAACTGGTAATGAACCTACAGATAAAGTATAGAATTGAGCAGATGATATTGTGATGTTATTTATCGTACTATTTGTACTGCCGTTTGTTATAAAGAACGTATTTCCAAGTGTTGTTGTTGTACTAGTTGTACTAGTAGTAGTTGTTGTAGTAGTTGGTTCGGTTGTTGTAGTCGAAGTTGTACTAGTTGTAGTAGTTGTGGTTGTTGTAGTTGGTTCAGTTGTTGTTGTACTAGTTGTACTAGTAGTAGTTGTTGTAGTAGTTGGTTCGGTTGTTGTAGTCGAAGTTGTACTAGTTGTTGTTGTAGTTGTACAGTCTGAGGAGGTATATGTGCCTACTGTACCAGTTACGAAGTCTATTGTATATATTTGACCTGTGTCAGGTATAACGACATAGTTATATCCGCTCACAGGAGTTGTTAATGAACTATCTACATACAGTACTACTCCAGTAGTAATGGTTAGAGTATTAGTATAGACATACAACGGAGCACCAATACATGCTGCTTCTAGGGTAAGCGATACTAATATCGGAAAATTATAAACAGCTGTTGTAGTGGTTGTTGTGGTTGAAGTGGTTGTGGTAGTTGTTGGAGTACAAGAAGATGTTGGAAACATCAACTGATAATCTGGGTTTGTTATTATTGCTAATCCATGGGCATAAAATATATTTCCTATGTGAGTTGAACCATCTTTTAAGTTGCCATATCCATCATCAGTTACACTATAAGCAGATGAGGTTAATACAAAAGAATTAGGTAAAACTTTATTACCATATATATCTTGGTTAATAGCAAGTACACGAATGCTAGCATCAGCACCAGTAGGAAAATTATTTACAAAGTTTTTATTATCATTATATATAAAATATGATGATGTTGGTCTTTGTTGAGATGCTGACTCATAATAGATTGAGTTAGCTAAAGAAGAAGTATCTAGTAGAGTTGTATACTCTTGATAAAATAATTGATTAATTTGAGTATATATTAATCTTTCGTATTGCCCTTCACTTTTTGGATCACTGCCTGAGGAAAAACTGCTTGTAAGATTAGTGCCTTTATATATAGTTAAATAATCAGATGATGATGGAAAACAATAAATAGAAATATCCCATTGCTTATTAGCATGATTGGGTACTACCGAAACATCCGATTTGCTTAACTTCTTGAATGAAGACATGCATTAATAGTCTAATTTGATTCTAATTAAAGCCTCTTTTGTAAAGTCTTTTGTTAATGGTCTACTTAATTTAGCTACAGCTAACAACTCATTATTATCATTATACATACCTACAGTTGTAATGTATGTTTGAGGATTATTAATTAATGTAGTATATAATAAGTTACCATTTGCATCTATGATAGATGGGTTTGTTGTATAGTTAAATTCACTATTCTTAATACGGGTAAAGAAGAAACGTGAAGAAACAGTTTCAGAACTTTGTAATTGCATACTACCACTACCCATAGCAGCTGAATGAGATACTGCAGAGAATAATAATAAATGATTATTAGCAATTGATGATGTAGTTTGATTCAAGTTAGTTGAACCCGTAACATAAGGTAAAATGGAAGTAGATGAACCTGAAGTTGCATTTAATACAACAATATTGAGGTCAGGGAACATCATTCCGTAATAAGAACTAGTAGCTGCAGATGAATAAGGAACATTATTACTTCCACTAATCAAATAAAAAACTCTATTTTCACCTATAAATCTAGTTAAATTTGTAGTACTACTATCATCGATTAGTTTAATAAAATTAGTACCAACTCCTAAAGTTATACCAAATGATCCTGGTAATAAAGATTCTTTATAGCGAGCACGAGCATAGTTAATTACAAAAATCTGATCAGCTGTTGTACCACTGTTATCAAAACTAAAGTTTGTGGTTTCAGTACCATAAACTAAATTTCTATATTCACCATATACAACACGAGAAGGAGTATAACCACCTAATGGTATATTATTATTAATTAATTTAGAACCAGATCCATTTAAATTACCGTACTGAACAGCAAATTGAATTGATGAAGCTGGGTTTGATGGGTTTCCATTATACACATCAGCATAATATTCTGTTGGAGCACTTGCTGTAAAGAAAGTACTTAAAGAATTATTATCTCCACTAAATAAACCGCGTACTACGGTTTCGGAGCTAATTACTGAATCTTCTGGGTTGTATCTTACGAATGACATAGTTTATATTATATTGTTGATACTTTTTGAATATTTAAAGGAATGGTAACTCTAGCACCACTATCTCTACCAATTACAGTAATTGTAGTAGCTAATTGTGTTAATGTAGAACCAAATAATGTATTAATTGTAGTACCTGTTAATGTAAATGAAGTACCAACTTGAGTTACTGACAATACAGCACCTGTTGTTGTATTTAATCCTTGAGTTGGAGTTGTTGTAGTAATACCTGTACCAGTAAATGTAGATACCAAACGAGAATCAGCAATTGTAGCTGTATAGCCATTTGCTTCAAATGTACTTGTAGCACCCAAATAATTAAGTGTTTGTGGGGTAATTGTTAATGAAGCACCTTGGCGCAAAGTAATACTGTTATAACCTAAGTTAATTACTGGTAGTTTAGAAGTACCACGAGGTAATGTTACTAATTTGTAACGCATTACTTGTGAATCATTTGGAAATGCTTCTAACACAGGAGTGTTTTCAATTGCTTCACCGTAAAATGCAGATCCTGAAGGATGAGTTGGATTATACAAAGTATAATCAATTTCATCATCAGCCAATGAAAATTGTGTAATTTGGAAAGAACCATCGTTACGAGCCAATAATTCACGGCCTTTCGTGGTTAATATTGCATCTACTGTAATTACTGTAGGGTTTAAAATTGCCATAATTCTTTATGTTGTATATACTATAAATATATTAAATTTCTAGATGTTATCCAAAAGTTCCTCCATTAATGTCACTAATTATCGATTGATCATTAAGAAGCTTTTGTTTAACTTCACGAGTAATAGTATCAATATTATTTAATACATTACTACTAATATTGTCTGCTATTAAGAAACCATATGATGTTTTTCCAGTTCTTTTTGTAAAATTTAAAATAACGTTAGTTTCATCTTTAATTCTTGATAACAATAAAAATCTGTTATAAGTTCCATATAGTAGATTTGACTTTGCTAGTTCAGATAAAGGTGCATTTAAATTTAAAAATAACTGACCATTAGATTGATTAGAGGTAACTTCTAATATTGTATATTCTACAATAGTACCATCTGAAAGATGTAGTACTAATAAATCGTATGGTTTAGGATTAAATGCGTAATCAACATCTCCATAAGTTTCATATAATGGGTTTTGTGACCCAGAAGTAGGGTTTGGAGAAAAGAAATAATTACTACCATAAAAACTAGATATGTTAGTTTTAAAACTAAAACCATTAGATGAAGTAGTAGCTATTACAGGACATGTATTTACAGCTGAGTATCCTGTACTTAAAGCTAAAGATCCTATTGATAAAAATCCATTATTTCCTGTTGTTAGAGAAGCTGTAATATTATTACTACTAGCTTCTAATTTTAATCTAAATGATATTTTATCATTCTTTGTAAAATTACTATAATTTGTATTATTTAAATATCCATTATTAATAGTTAAATTTGTTGTTTTAATGGTAGTTCCTGGTTCCTCATACGTTCCACAAGACCCATAATTATCAATAGTATAAAAACTAGGATTTTCTGGGTAGATATCTCGAATAGTTCCTGGTCTAGCGCATATTAATGTTGATTGTCCTGGTCCTAAAGACCCGTATGATGTATTTCCATCGCAATCAGTATAAGTAAATAATAGTTCTTGTGTAACTGGGTAGCTACTTGTAATTCCATATGATGTACAACTTACAGGTACATCCCCAAAAAACAATGGTTGAATATATTCTTGAATTTTAGTTGGACCATTATACATTTCTAAACTCCAAGTAGCACTATTACTAGAACTCATTTCTGTTGTTACTTGAACATTAGCATATACTCTATATTGACCGGTTTCTTGCACAGAATAAGTTGCAGGAGTAGTTGCATTAGTCCAATAAGAAGGATTAGTTTCAATAGGTGAGTTAAATAAATTATTTACATACCCTCCTGTTAAAGGATATCCTAATGTTGAACTACCACTTATAAAATAAGATGAACTTAAATTCTGAGCAGTAGCTAAGTAAGCTGATGGGTTTCCTTGGTTTTGAAAAGATAATTCAAAATTAACACTACATGAACCGAAATATAGGATAGGAGAATAATTATATCCACTATCAAATATTAATTTTTCACCATCAGTAGTTTTCTGGTTTCCGTATAATTGATTATTAAATAGTGATACACTTGCTGTGTCACTTGCTATAAAAATGTTTTGAACTTCTTCCCAGTGAGTATTACGAAGATTTAATTCAGTTAAACCACCATTAATATCAACTAAGTATTTTAAAATAGCATTATTTCTCTTTGGTAAAAATCTATTTTCAACTATCTCAGAGAATAAACCTAATTTAATAACATTTTTATCTATAACAGCTGTTTTACCAAATGATATATCTCCATTTGTATAATCATTATATTTTGCACTACTTAATCTTACACCTTCATAACGTGATAATTGGTGTGTCTTTAATGTTTCATATGAATCTTGCAATTCAGCAAAAGAACGAGATATATATCCAGCTAATCTAAGAGGACTATTAATTACATAAATAGGTTCTAATGATCTGCGGTTAGATGATTGTAAACTTCTAGAAACATTATTTAATAATACATTAAAGTCAGAATGATTAAATACATTCAAACTACCTGATACTATGCTAGCTGTAGGGATTAAATATGGGTTAAAACTATTAGTTGCAAAATAGCTATAAACATCTACTCTACTTCCTGATAGATTACCATCATAGTAGGCAACTCTACTTCCAGTTAATCCTTGATAAATATCGGTATACTCAGTTCCAATAGTTGGTCCTTCAATAGTACCTTCATTCACATCTATATCAGATGTTAAAGACGGATTAGCGATAACCCATTTATTTCTTTCTAATATAGGTGAAGAAATAGTAATACCTGTTGATAAATTAGTTCTTGCAGGAACGTAATCTTTCAACATTTTAAATAACGAATTATCAAAAAACTGGATTAAGCGAATAAAGCTGTTATAATCAGTTGCTGCTATAGCATTGTTTGATACTGATGAAGTATATGGTATTAAAGATGCACTTAAAGGAGTTAAATATTTAATACGCTCAACTTCTAATGTTGGATATGAAGTATTGTATTGAAATCTAGGATCACCAATAAAATCATCCATACTCCAAGTAGGAGCAGTAGCAGCAATAGAAGATGAAGTAAATATATCAATTTTATCTTGTGGAGAAAAAGATATGTCTACATATTGTAAATCATTAGTTCTAAATGAAGTTGATGCAGTAGGATATTCTAATACACTTACGTAAGGAGATAATACACTACCCGTTACAATACTTGCGGATACAATTCTTACTTTATCATTATTAAATTCATCTAAAGTATTAGATTTTAAATCCCCACCATATTCTTTAACTGGTAAGATACTACTTGAAATACCAAAAGTAGATACTAATGTTTGTAAACCATAAGCTGTACCTTTTGTTTTTAATAATAAAGGTAAGTTATGATAAATACGTTTATATGATTCAGCAACTAGATCTTTACGAGGAACTGTATTTAAATAAGAACCAGTATACGTAAAATTATTATCAAAATTAGCACTACCACTATTATCTCCTAATAAAAAGTCAGTATTATTAGTATCACCATATTGGTTATATAATTTAACCCCTAAAGACTCTAAAACATAATATACTAAATCTTTAGAAATACCCTTTTCAAGATTATTATTTGCTAAGTTAACATCGGTAATTGCTTGTAAAAATACCCAAATATTATCAAAATAATTACCAACCATTTTAAGGAAGGTTAAATATTGTTCATTATTACTATCATCTTTTATAAAAGAAGGTACAGAAAATACTAAATTATTTTGATTTTGATCATCATAATTATTAGCGCTTGATGTAGTAAAAGTATACCATGATTCAACTAATGCTGAAGATGTTGATAATAAAGAATAAGGTAAGCTGTTATTAGCTTTAGGATATGGGGTTACTCCATATTCAATAGAAGAAGTTAAAGTTGATCCACTTTCAAAATATAAGTAATATTCAAATCCATCAAAATTAGTAATAATATTATTAATACTAGATGTAGCTAAATTATAATCTTTAATTACACTAGGGTTAGTAGATATTAAAGTATTATATACAGCAATATTATTTTGATATTCTTCAATTTGTTTTACCTTATCATAAAAATTTTTAACTCTAGATTCAGCAGAACTAAAAAATATAAAATTGTTAAAATTAGTATAATCTGTATTAATATCAATACTTTGTGAAGTAATTAAACTTAAAAGTTGTTGATATGAAGAAGTAGATAAATTTTGTACACTACTAATTAAGTTGTTATAAGTTTGATAAGAAGTAGCTACATTGTTTTGATTTGGTATTTCAATGCCAAAATTAGGACCTCTAAGTGTTGGTGGAGGTGGTGGAACAACTAATCTATCTAAATTAATATCAAATATGTATGGATTAACTTTTTCTTTTACTACCCATAAAGATGACTTTTCAGAAATATTATCAGGTAAAGGTTCATATAATTTAAATAATATTTCATAACCACTTTCAAGTTTATTTAAAGCAGTATTGACCGCTATTACTTGAATACTATTACCAAAATTAATAATATAATCAACAAAATAAGAAGCACTTGTATATGAATTTATAATATCTAATGATCCACTCTCAATTTGTTCATTAGTTAAAACAGTGGATCCTACTCTTATTTCTGTCCTATCTGCTGATATTTCTTTTAAAAATAATCCTTGTTGATCTGGATTAGAGATAGTTTTGTTAAAAAAATTATATTGAACTCTAAATTCACCTGACGAATATCCTAGATTTTGAAGATCTTTAATAGGGTCAATTTCAATAATAGGTAAAGATCCATTAGTAGGATTGATATATGATGTAGTAGGTAACTTAAAGTCTCTATAACTATAATTAATATTTAAAAGATTCCCACCAGCATCATATGCGAAATATTCAATATAATCATTTTGTTGGCCAAAATCTTCATTAATTATAAATGAAGATAACAACCTAATATCCTCATCATTATAACGAGAAACTTCTTGAGTATTTAAAATTTCACCTACTATTTTAATATTGTCCGCCATTATTTTTTAGTCAATTCGTTTATTGTTGTTTGAGCATCTAATACTTGTTGTCTTAATGATGTAATTTCATCTAATAATGCTTGTACATCATCTTGACTTATACTAATACCTAAATAATCAGCTTCTCTTTGTAAAATATATTGATGTGAATTAGTATCTCCTTCTTTTGGAATTTGATAAAATAATTCTTCATATAATTGAAAAAAATCATCAATAGTAAAAGAGGGTTGGTCTTCTCCAGCCCCTTGATTTATCAACTGGCTGAATTGAGTATTGATTACTCTACCATATTGGTCTTTATTAAATACAGTTTTTTGTACTGGTATTTGCGACATTATCTTATAACTTTAAAAATATAATCTTTATCTAATATTACTGTTTCTCCATTTGAAAGAACAGACTTTATTAAAAATTTATAGTAACGTTCTGGTTCTAGTCCATTCATATAAACTTTAAAGAAGTTGCCTGTTGAATTACAGCTAATTTTAGTTCCGATAGTATCGAAATCTACGACCATTTCTTCAGTATCCAAATCTTTTATTGCCCAATATGATGTAGAAGGTAAACATTTTGTTGGTGAAAAACTTAATGTAGTTCTAAATACTACTGGTGGGAATAAATCTCTAACTGCTATTCTAAATATTTGAATAGAATCTTGTTGATATTCTGACTTATTATTATTTATTACAGCTTCAAAATAACTAGAGGTAACTACATTTAAAGAACCTGTGCTAAATGAACTATCATCCCATTTAATTTCTAAACATGGAGGATAAATTGTATGTGTATTGCTTGAAAAATACTTTAATTCATATTTAGAACCTGTTCCAAATTCTTCGGTATAAGTATTTTTAATTATAAAACCATTATTATTAATAGAACTATTATACCATGCATTCACAGTATTAGTTACATCAAAATTTAAATCTTTATTATAGTCAGAATCAAAATATACTGAAGAACTATATAAACTAGATGTGTACCAGTTTCCTCCTCCAGGATTTCCTGATGGGTTATAAGAACCCATTGTTCCTGGGGAGTAACTGCTTGTTTGCCAAGGATTAATGTTTAATTCAGATCTATATTCCCAACTTACTCCATCTGTAGTTATAGGTACATTTCCTAATCTACCTGTACCCTGGTTCCAATCAGCCGAAATAGGATGGCAACTTAAAGTAACACTTAAAGGTAGTTCAGATGCTTGAGCTAAAAATAATTTTAAACTAGCACTAATACTGCTAGTTCCAGCTAAAGCTATAGTTGAAGAAATTTCAGAAGATGGAAATTTAATTAATATACGTGAAGTTTCATTAGTACTATTGATAGATTCAAATGTACTTACTTCTAATATTTCATCAATACCCGTATTTAATGTTGGGTAAAATGAATATATTGTAGCGCTTTTTTCAGGAAATATTTTATAAACAGCCATAGTTAGTAATTACTACATATAAATATGGTAACTACTAATCTATTTTATGCTAATAAATGGTAATATTCTTTAAAATGCTTAATACGATCAGCTAAACCAATTGTACCCCCATTAACACGTTTTGTAACTTGTGTAACAACAGCATCAGTAGCACCACCGTCTGCTAATTTATGTAATCCATTTTTATTAAAGAACCATGCAGCTGATGCTAATGGGTACTTAGTAGCAACTAAATCAGGATTAGCAACAACATCTTCACCAATAGATTTAGCAAAAGCTGTGTAATTAGATTTACCTGTTAATTGAATATATCCGCGACCACGGAATTTAAATCCTTCACCACTAGCCTCATCACCATTACCCATACGAGATGCATAAACACGATTAGCAATCTTTTCAGGTTTACGTTGATATGATTCAGCTAAAGCTTGTGTTGGAAAATACTTTTTAAATATTCCTAACAAACCTTTTGCTGAGTAATTTAGATTTTCTTGTGTTAAACGGAACCCACCAGATTCATGTCCACATTGTGCTAAGAAATGGGCTAAACGTAATGGAGTATTAATTTCAAACTTAGTTTGAATTTCTGGGATTTGTTTAATAACTGAATCAGGAACATGTCCTTTTAATTTTTCTAAATTCATACTTTATTGTTTATTATAAATATTATTGAACAACTACTCTACCTTGAATATCTGTGTCAGGAAATCTAATTTCAAATATAGCTGGGTCTAAGGATGGATATATATTACCATTTCTAGTAGCACCAGCAATATCATATCCATAAGGTGAATAATTTCCTCCTTGTTTATTTATAACTTCTAATTTAACTACAGATTGGACTCCTCTAACTTGAAGTAATTTAGATGTTATATCGGATAAAATAATAGGCTGGTTTATTTGCCATTTATCTATATTAAAATGATCCTTCAAAACATTTATACAATTTGTTAATACATCTTTATTACTATATCCACTTAATATAATAATATCAAAATTAATACCTATATTAATATAAAATGCATCTCTAATGTTAATAGCATCAGTAACCATTCTATATTGATTCATGTAGGTTACTAAATTATTTTTTAAAGCAGAAGAAGCTTGTGTTAATTGTTTGTTACTATTATAAGATAAAATATATAAATCTAAAGCTAAAGAATTATTTTGAGGAATTATAGCAGTAGTTTGTTGAGGATTAGTATTTAAATCTTGAGAAATATAAGCCTTTGCTACAGTACCGTAATCAGAAGGCATTGACATTGCTCTTACAATATAGTCATCTTTAGTTACTGCTCTTAATTGTGTTGAATAAGCATATAAAGCATTTTGACGAATTTCATCAACTGTATCTCCATTTCTACCACCTGAAGCTGGTATAGGGTTAGTTGATACTATACTATTAGAAGCAGAAGCTGCTAAATTAATATTAGGAGGAGTACCATTTTTAAAATTAATTCCTATTGTATCTATAGTAGTTAAATCATTAGCAGGTACATTAGATGTAATTCCACCTCCTACTATGTATTTTATATTTAAACTACCAGAAGGAACTAAACCATACTCTTTAGTAAAAAATACAGAAGCTTCATTATAATTATTAGTCAAATCAGAAATACCAGGTATTAACCCCGCTTGTATAGAACCTGCTGTAGGAATAATTTGTTCGTCTGTTTTATTCTGAGATAAACCCGCTCCAAATTCTATTTGTAGAGTATTATCTGATAATATTCTAGAAGTAAAACGTCTAGGAACTTTTTGTAACTGTAATAAATAAGGTACTTGGTCTGTATTATAGGAAGGATTTGCAACTTTTTCAAATATAGAAGTTTGAGCTAAATAAGGAACTTCATACCATATACTTCCATCACTCCCTGTTACATTTAATATTTGAAGAATATTAGTATCAACTATATTAGATGTAGTAAATTTTTGATTTGCCCCTACATTAACAATAGTTTCTTTTATTTCAGCTGAAATAGCAGGAACCGATTTTTTAAATAAATAAAAATCATTATTTACAAATGTAATTTCTGTACTACCTGTATCTGTAAAATCTACAATTTGTGTTGTTAAAAATTTAGTACCAGTACTTGTAGAAGTTATGACAGTATTTTCAGGTACTACTAAACCATAAGTATTATAGTCAGGAGAAGTAATACTACTACTAATAATAGAAGGAATTAATTGATAAATATCAACAATAGTATTTGAGGCGTAAGACGCTTTTGGTCTATAACCCATTACGTAAGACATAGCATACAAATTTTCTTTTTCTTTTGCATATAAAAGAAAATTTTCTTGTACTTGAGTATCTAAATAAAATGACATTACATCCCCAACGTAAGACGCCATTTCTATAAATAAATTTCCAGGAGTTGCTTCTGAGAAATCATTATAGGTAGTTGGGAAATAGGTTTTAGCATATTGTTGCAAAGCCGCCTTAAAACTACTAAAATCTTTATTTAGATATGATATATTCTGTCCTTCAGTCATTATTAATTAAATTGTACTGTTATTTGATCTGGGGTTGATGATATATTTAAAATATAACTAATAGTTAGATTAATAGTATTAAAATCATAATCTGGTATTACATCTATATTAGCTACTGTTATTTCAGGAATAAAAACTGATATACTTTCTATTAAACTATCTTTTAAATCATTAATATTATTATCTGTAATTCCTTCAAAAATAAATCTTTTTAAACCACAACCAAAAGTAGGATTCATTACTCGTTCACCTATGTCAGTTAATAATAAATTAAGTAAATTAGATTTAATTTGGTCTTTAGTAGTATATGTACTTTTAAAAACACCAGGAGCATTAAAAGGCAAAGCTACCCCAATAGCAATATTTTTCTGTAAATCTAACGGATTTACTCGTATTGTTTGAGGTATTGGCATATTATCCTAAATTTCTTAATCCTGATAAATCTTGAGCGGTCATATTAGCGCCAGCATCAGCAATAAAAGCAGCAAATGGATTATCAGCTTTTGGATCCACTTTTAATTGAGATTGAGCTTGAGGTACATCATACCCAAACATAGCTCCCATTTTACTACGTAAAGCAGCTTTAGTGTCAGCTCCTACTGGTACGTCGTTGCTAGTAAAGCTAACTGTTTTACTTTCAGTTAATTCTTGTTTCTTTTGTTCTAACAACAAAACACCGATTTCTTCGCGAACTGCTTCGCGAACCGCTTCCTTAATTAATTGTTTAAATAATTTTGCGTTCATAGTTATAAATATTTTATCCTTGTAAATTTCGTTGGTCTATGACTAATTTTAATTGATCCACTAAATCATTAGGATCTAAAGTAAATGAAAATTCACTTTTTAATACTTCTACATTATCACGATTAATAGCAACAGCATACCGACGCTTATTACCTTTAACAACAAATGCAGAATTTTGTTCTTCTTTGATTTGAAATTTAAATCCTTTATATATTCCAAATTCACCTCCTGTTGGTAAGAAGAAATTTGATAAAGCAGATAATTGCTGTTGATTTAAAGAATCAATATTAATATCTTTTAATTTTTTAATTAACTCATTTAATTCATTAATTTCATTTTCTAAAGCTATTAAAGCTATAGATAGTATCACATTTAAAGCAGAAACTAATCTTTGGGCTCTTTCTAAAGTTCTTGTTAATCTTATAATTAAATTAACAGGGATTCCTATACCTGGAGGAACTGCTGTTGGGATTGGTATTGCAGATATAACTGTAATAATTGCATTAAATACAGTAATATATGTATTTACTTGGTTAATTGTTTTTTGTAGATTTGTTAGTTTATTTATACTATTATTAATTAAAGTAATTGTATTATTTCTCAAATTAGTAGCAATAGTAACTTGATCCGGAGTTTGGGTGGTATCTATATAAGCATTTACTTGATCTACTAATATTTCTAATTTTTGTCTTTGAGAAATAACTGAAGTAAATTTATTTGATATCTGTAGTGCAAGAATAGGGGCTAAAGTTTTAGCAGCATTTTGGGCTACTTTTTTAGCTTTATTTCTTCTAGCTTTTGTTTTTTCAGCTTTAGTTCTGGCTTTTCGTTTTGCTCTTCTAAGTTTTCTTTCGTTTGATTTTTGTTTTATTTTATTATAAGGATCAGCAAGTATATTTTTTAAATCAGTTTGAAGTTTTAATTTTAGTTGTTCTAAATCTTTTAATTTTTCTCCAAATGATATATTTTCTTTTAAAACAGCTTCATCATATTGTTCTTGAGTTATTTGATTTTCTTTAAGTAAAATTTCTAATCTTTTTAATTCAGTATTATGGTCAGATCTAGTTTTTATTTCTAGTATAACAATTTCTTCAATCTGATCTTGGATTTGTTGTGTTTTACCTAAAGCTACAGATATTATTTTTTCTTTAGTTTGATCTTTAATTTGATCTCCAAAAGTTTTAATGGCCGTAGATTGAGAGATATTTTTTAAAATATCCGGAGATATAATAGATGATATGTTTACATTATTAGCCATTATGCTGTAAAGTTTCTATTTGATAAAATACTTTCAATTTTATTTTCTATAGTTTCTAATTTATTAGATAAAGACTCAGCAGCATTGTTCAAATCAATCATAGGACTACCTTCAGGTGATGCTACTATTGTTGTTAAAGCAATACTAAATGTTTGTAATCCTTCTAATAATCCTTCTAATAAATCATATAGTTTATTTCCTAAAACAATAGGTTCAGTTGGTAATTCATTATTTATAGTACCTAAAAAAACAGCGTTTGTGTTTAAATGAACTCTTTCATCAGCATTTAAATTAATAATGTTTTTAGTATTTATTTCAACATTTGTATTAGCAAATATCATTACTTCATCTTTTTTAGAATTTAAAGTAACTCTATCTGCGTTTATAATAACTTGAGAATTAAAATAATCAGAGGCATTTAAAGGATTAGTTAAAGGATTTAAAGAACCTTTTTTATCTGTTTGTAAAGGAAGTTTTTGAGTTGATGTTAAATAAATTGAAGAAGAATCTTTATTTATTTTTTCAACATATATTTTATCTTCATTTATATAATTGAAACCGTTTGTTATTATAGTAATAGGACTATCCTCATTTCCAATAGAGCTCCATTCATTTAAATCATTAAATAATTTAGTAGTTGAACTAAATCTTAAAGCAGATCCTTGTCTACCTTGAATAATATGATCTCCTTCAAACGATAATAAAGATCTAATAGATGGGTTTTCAACAAAAGTAATCCCCAAAGCCGCATTATCATTAGCTGGTTGGGAGTTTTGTTGATTATTGTTCCATAGATTTAAAATAAGATAATATGTTTCTGTAGAGGAGGGTGAGATTTGAGTTGCTGGGGAGGGAAGATTATACAGAACAACTAACTCTCCTAAAACGGGATAATATTGAAACTGAGGGAAGAGTGGTTTTGCTGTTTTACATTCATCAAAAAAAGGTTCATCTAACCTTCCAATTACATTTTGAGCTTGATTATAGTCTTTGTAAAAAATAGTACCTATAGCATCAAATCCACCAACTCTTTCAAATTGTTTTTTAGTAGGAGTATCTTCAGTAGTAATAACACCATATACTCTTCCTACTTGAGTTGGAGTAATAGGAGAAAAATTATTTTTCCCTATAGAAGATAAAACGTTAGAAAAACCACCTATTTGGTATCTCATTTCATTAATTTGATTTTACAATTGGTGCTTGTTCGAGTAATTTTTGACCTTGTTCTTGTACTGCTTTTTGTTCTTCTAACAAAGCATTGATTTCATCCATATTGATTAAGTCAGTACCACTATTTGCATTAACAGTTGCCGCACGTTGCGCTATAGCTGCCATTTTAATTAATTGTTCGTTATTTTTTACGTTAACATCAATTAAATCTTTAACAGTAGGCATTAACATTACAGCGGAACCTGCATTAGATGTTGCCATTGGTTTCATTGTTTCAATGAATTCACCAATTTGTTTATCAATATCTTTGTTATTTTTGTGTATTTTTTTAAACAAGTCCGATAAAGACATACCATCGAATACTTGTACATCATCAAAATTAGCCATAAATGCGTTTACCAATAAATATGAATAATTAAATCTTTATATATCCGTGGTTGTAGTATTCATTATATAATTGAATATATACTATTTTTAATTTTTTAATTATTTTAGTAATCTGAGGGGTAGATACGTCTGTTATTTCACGAATATAGATGTATAATGCTTTTTTGTTAAATATTTCTAGAGACTCGCGTTTGCGAAATAATTCAACTATAGCATCTGCTGTTTGAGCATCCTGCTTTTTAGGAAACAACTTAAATATATGGGTATCAATGTATTTAATGTATTGATCAATAAAGCTTACTTCATCAAATGCTTGCTCTATATTTTTATCATTTTCATAAAGCATCATTTGCTCATCATCTGATTCATCCACGTCAGCTTTTTCCTGGAGTTTCTTGTAGTTATTTTCGTTGTAGACGATTAAGTAACGTTTAGCAATAGTGCCAAAGTAAGAAAATGCTTTACCCTTAGTTGGGTTATATAAATGAAGTTTCTCAAGTAAAAACGTAATTACTTCATGTTTTAGTTCTTCAATTGTATCTGTATCAGTGTAATAGAATTTAAACGTATGAATAATATTTTCAGCTAATTTATAAAAGCCATATTCAATACGATCATTGTAAATACGATTACGTTCAGCCATGTCTTCACAAGCCAAATATTCTACAATTGCGTCTTCAGTATCTTGAGTAAAGTAAATACGAGGTTCTTTTGGTTTACGCTTACGCGGTTTACCTCGTTTAGTTAGTGCTAGCGTGTCATCAGCAAATATATCAGCACCATAATTATCATAATAGGACATAGTTATTTTAGATTTTAATTTCAATATAAGAAATAAAAATCACATAACCAAACTAGCCTTTAAAATTATTAAAGTCATTGATGATAGTTTGAATTTCTCTTAAATTTCTAAAGAAAGTACCTACTTCATCATCAGCTTCAAATGCACCTAATGTATCTAATTCTTTTAATTTCTCATTAGAATTATTAATTACAATACTAATAGCATCTATATACTCACGTTGTTGAGTAACTGCTTTTTCAAGTGCATTATTACGTCTAATTAGTAATACAACACCAATAACAGCTATTTCAATTACATGAATTAATATTAACCAAAACCACATCATAATTATAAAGAGAATTGTTGTGCAAAATCGTCTTGTTCTAAAGAAACAATTTCGTTAAGTTTTTCAATTTGATGTTTTAGTGACTCTAAAGACTCTAAAATCTGATCTTGAGTCATTCCTCTATTTACTTGAAATGCAACCTTATTAACAGTAGCGTCTAATTGATTTAACTTTTCAAGAACATTTGTTTTAAATTTCATAATATATGTTTATATATAAATATACGATAACTTATGTTTTCACACCCCCACGGTTTCTCCCTCTTAACCCTCATTCCCTAACCAACCGTAGGATGAATATACCAAAGAATTTTTATACTTCCAAAGAAGAAGGGCATCTTTTTCAAGACGCCCTTTTATTTAAAATAATTGTAATAAATTACATACCACCAGCCATTCTTTGATTAATATTGTCGGCTGCTCTTCTAAGTATATTAGCTTTTTCTTCTTTAGTTTTAGCTTTTCTTAAATCGCTAATTAAAGCTGCAACTAAAGTACCACCTACACCTAATAATGTAGCTAAACCAGCAATAAGAACATCTGCAACTTCATCAATTTGTTCAACTTCGTCTAATTTTTCTTTCTTATCTTCGCCTTTTACTTTTTTCTTTTCAGCTAATACAGCTTGTAATTCTTGACGAACCATTTCTTTTAATTCGTCTTTAGTCATTTTTTTCTTTTTAGTTTCCATTTCGTTTATGGTATTAATTTTTGGAGATTGTTTTAAAATCATTTTTATTATGTCAACTTGTTTAGGATCCTCAGATGTTACTTCAAAATATCCTTCTATTTTGTTATCAACAATTTGGTCAGTATCTAAAGCAACTTCTGCTTTTTCTAAACGATTTAAAAACGCAGCTTTATCTTCAAGCTTTATTTTGAATGTTGGCATTTGTGTTTACAATAAATATACATAGAAAATAACCCCCGCCAATGGCTTGTGGCTCCCTACCCTAATACTTCAATCCGTATATACGAGTTTATGTAAGAAAAATCTAGCCGAAACAAAATGAGTAATAACACTAATTATAAAAGATATGAATATTAATGAAATTGGTGGGCAAATAAATAAAAAGTTTTTATGGATCATATAAATTAAAGCATGAGTAACCACCCAACTTATAAAAATAGGAATTTTATTCATTTTCTTCAATTGTTTTATATTTTTTACCTAATTCCTCGATTATAGCACGCGCACTATCAGTATCAATATTAAATCCCTCTCGTTTATCATTAATTCTCATACCGCGTAAAGCAAGATATTCGTGGATTTCCTGTTCAAGCATACGCCCATTTGGACATTTATATGAGAATACTGGATACCATGGTGTAATAACACCCGTAGCTGAATTAATTTGCTTAACTCTATCATATACAGTAGTGGTAGTATAACCAATTTTGCATATACCTGGAATAGATGGATTACATAAAATATAAACATAATGTGGGCGTTGAGGGATTGAGGTAGGATCCACCCAGCTAGCACCATAATACGTTACTTTCTCCCAACCAATTTCATCGGGAATAGGAGTAATAGTAAAAGCAACAACATTTCTCATACCACGACGAGCAAGATGGTCGTTGTCAAGTAGACGATATTGTTTAGCTTCCTCCTGTGTTATTAATTTCATAACCTACTTTGTTTGGTTAAACGTATATACTTTGTTTCGACCAAAAAAGTTGTTTAAAGGAGATTTTGCAGTTTTGCAAAGGGGGTGCAAAAGGGGTTAAATGCAATCCTAAATTTATTTAGGGGTGAGTATATGAGTATATACGCTCGATGGGTAAAGATCGTATGTCTGTTGAAAATATATCTATCTTTTTTACATCGCCCACGCCCCATCGATGGACCGTAATTGGCATGGGAGCACTCCGCGATCAAACCGCTATCGGGGCGCTAACAACCGCTAGCGACCCGCGGTCGACGTAATCTTTACAATTCTATATTAGCCAGCCTAGAATGTATGTAGTTTAGATTTACGGCTGAAGGCCCATGGTTTGATCTCAAGTACCACACACCCGAGGAATAGAGCGTACGTGTCGTCTGTCTTACCTACACCCACTACTATAGCTTTAACTAATGATAATTCAACGTAATTGTTTCTGAATAATGTCTTCATGTTTTAATTTTTAATTGTGATATGAATATACATGTTTTGTTTTGCCTATTCTAACTCCATTGTTTTAATATCAATATAACCTATCAATGGTGTTTGCTCTAATTGTTCCTTATACTTAATAGCATCTGCTTCATTAGTGAATACTTTAGCATCCGTTAAGCTAATACCATCGTAACCCATATTTTCAAATACTAAATATACTGTCATATGTTTTAATTTTTAATTATTTTTTATATACTGATGCGTTAGGATAGGTAGTTAGTAATATCATTTCATCCTTAGTCAATCGAATACTATTACCATTACCTTCAATTCGCCATATAAGTGAACGAAGTTCATCCGAAAACTTTTTACTCATATAACGCTTTTCAATTCGTACATATCCACCAGAAGGTGATGTGATGGTAAGGCAAGCGGATTCTATTGACCACATCCATCGGTTATCAACTTTACAGGTGTAATATTTTGTACTCATACTTTAATTTTAATTGATTATAAAATTAATGAGCAAACAGTGCATCATCAAGCTCATAGAGCATATTATCTGTTAGTTCTGTTTTATAATGGCGCTTAACCCACTTTCTGATGGGATCGAGAGTTTTAAGTACCATCTCTGGCTTCATCCCTTCCTCATCAAACATATCTTTAATTTCTACTTTAGTGATGCTCTTAAAATTAGCAACTACATCTTTAATAATGATATTCATATGTTTTAATTTTATCATGACGTAAATATAAAGACGGGGCTTCGCCCCGTCACATTTATTTGCTATATAGATTATTATAAGCAGCTATTATATTACTCATATATCGATCTATTTTTTCAGCATCGGATTTTGTATCATCACCAGCCCAATTCAACACACATGTCTCATGTTGGCTGCGATGCCAATCTATACTATCATCTACTAACTTACCTAACTTAATAAACGTAACATATGAACCATCATTATCATCATGTACTTCATACCCTAATGATTCAGCATACTTATAAGCCGCTTTATTGATCATACTCTTAATTTCTTTCTTAGTCATACTTACAAACTTTATCATACTTATTATTTTAATGTTTCAATCAAATTAATACCTTCACTCTGACTAGCCACGGGTATTAGTTTACCTTCTCCCATAACATACCATCCATCATCTCTTAATTCAACTCTTAAAGGACCACTTGTATCAAATGTTTCACCATCATCAAAAAATAATATCATAACTTTTAATTTTAATTATACTTAAATATACATAACTAATTCTGATCAGTAAAATGAATTTACTTTTCCGTTTGGTAATATTTTATATAATATACCTTTAGACCATACACTTACTGGTTTATTTGTTTCGATTGCTTTATTGAGCGCTCTAGTGTATACTGTCTTACTTAAGCCGTTAATTGTTGTTTTATTATTTACTTTCATAGCGTGAATATATGAACGGGGTTCTGCCCCGCCTCATTTATTTACCATTTACTACTATATACTTACCATCAACCACCTTAAAATATTGTTTATCAGACATATTTTTATCTATTAAATCATTCAGGTTGGTTAATGCATCCCTCAACTTATCCTCTAACGGATCAGCTACT